CACCTTTTCTCGTAACAGAGTCTTTAGCTAAAGCGGACTGCACATTATTAGAAGGTAATATCTGATCGTCGGTATAATTATGTTTATGAATAAAAAATGCAATTTTCTTACCCTTAAACTGATTTCTATCTCCAAAGTCTTTAAGGAAATCTCCTTCAGTATAAGAAAAAGGTATAAAGTCTCCACTTTCATTACTAGATCTATCAGGGTGTCTAAACTGGTCTAATTTTATTTTAATATAAAAAGCTCCAGGAGGGTTTTTATATCTCCTTAACCTATTTTCATGAGAATTTTGATCCAAAACATTTTCGGTAGTAAAAGCAAGAGGCAATCTATTTGTAGTTTCTACAGGGTAATTAGTTTCAACAAGTTCATCACAATACTTAGCTATTTTATACAACTGCCACTTATCAACCATCAAATCCTCAACTCCATATTTACCTAACCCATATCTATAATTAGTCAGTAAATCATAAAAGACCCAAGCGGGATTATTACTCCAAACTCGTTTTTCATCAGATATAGAAAACACAGATTCTCCATCTTCTTGCCCTGCAAACAAACCGTTCCAAGGTCCATTATATGTTCTTGACTCCGGCTCATAATTGGAGGGGACAAGAATTTTTTTCATTTTTATATGATAAGACCTAACAGGAATATTATTAAAATTTTTACTATCAAATTTTATCTTAACAGCAGCCGTATGTGGATAAATAACCTTTTCTTCTATAGATTCCTGAATATAAGGAATTTTAATAGACTTTTGCCTCATTATACCGCCAACATGACCAAGAAAAGTAGAATTATTTCCATTAGGATTATCATAACTGACCGAACCAGAGCTATCTACGGATTGATCGAATTCCGAAGTAAGTTTTACAACTGAAAAATTTAATTGCTCAGAGTTATCAACGAAAAGAATACCGGGATCATACTTTACAGATATAGAAAATTCATAAAATGAAGTTGCTAAGCCTTGTATCATAAAAAAATAATTATCCCCCACTTGTATTTTTTGCAGCCCTTTTGTTATTTTCGTTCCATTAACTTCATCAGAATTAGGCGTACCTTTAAGATAATGAATATCATTTGGGTTTATATCGCTGCTAGGATCAAGTATATTAATTCTTTTTCCGTTTTTAGTGTAAAAAATAACAAATCTAATAGAGTCACTTAACGTGTCCCCAGGATCTTTATTCATCTGCATCATTTGAACTGCAAATTGAACCGTTATTTTACTAACATTTCTATCGGTTATAGCGTGAGAGAAAATGAAAGCCTGTTTTTTTATCGCAGATTCAAAATTATTATATACAGACTTAGCAGTTCCACCTAAATAAGGTCCTGGCCCATACAACTGAGTTCCATATTGAATAGTGTAGGAAATATTACTAGATAATGCATCAGAGTCAGAGCTCAAACCTTTTTTTAATTTAGGCAGCTCGTCATCTTCATTTAAAACATAATTAAAACTCTCTATTTCTCCACTGGAAACAGTATTTTTAATCTGCACATTATTTAAATATATTCCTTCTCTAATATCAGTGGTGGTTAATAAGTTACCATTTTTATCCACAAGTCCAGCTATCGGACCCTCACACAGCAAATCTATATATTCTGTAGTTGAATAAGATTCTAAAACACTAGATTTAGATTTCGAGTTCCTTTTTAAATTAAATGTACTAACTTTCGCATCAATATTAGCAGAGCCTATCTTAAGCAATCCATAACCTAAAGGAACAGGAATTCCTTGGGCCTGACGATTTCTTTGTCCAGCAAGCAATAAAGATTTGGAAGATACTTTTGTGCCAGGTTTAGGAGGAGCAGGAGGCTTAAATAAAGCTTGAGTTATAAATGATATAGCAACAGCAATCGCTACATAAGTTGCAACAGTTAAAACTGTAGCAAGCACTCCAGCACCACCTACTGCAGAAGCCCAAAACATACCAATAACCGTACTACTAACCGCTCCACCCTTGGGTACCGGTAAAATATGAATCTCGTCACTTTTTATCTCCGAGTTCAGATTGTTTTTAGTAATTAAACTATCTATAGCATCATTTTCTGATTCAACTTTCAAAGGGTCTTTTAATAGAATTATGTACTTATTACCCTTAACGTGCTCTCTGATAGTATGTTCAAAAAAACCCGAAGAATTCGCCTCTATGGCAGACAACGCTTCTTGTATAGTCGAAACGTTCAACTCCCATGATGAGTTGAATTTCTTGCCTAATTCTCCATAAAGACGAACCTTTTTCATTACCTTAAACCTTAATTTAAATATTACACTTTAATTTCATAAAAACAAAAACAATCTGTTTTCAGACTATATATTAAAAATGAAATACCTAAACTCAATGAATTCTCTATATCCGAAGTGGAAGGTTTTTCGGAAATATTTAAGTGAGAATGAAATATACAGTAAATATTATCCATCACCAGATAAGCTGGGTTTATAACAAAAGTTTTCTTAGGGCTAGCACTTAAATTATCAAGCTTAATAAAATCACTAACCTCAAGAGTATTTTTGTCATATAAAAATAACCCACAAGACTCTTGATGATTATTTTCTATAGAAAATTGCTTGGCCTCTTCCAGTAATTTCTCTGGAATTTTATCTTTCAATAGGATACTGTTCTGTACCAGGAAAACCGCCGAATCTTAAACCTACATTATCTGTTTGATTATAATCAATTAAGCTAGGATCATCCTTAGAAAATCTTTTTTTGCAAGACTCTATACTTTTCGTACAGGCATCTTCTAGCCAATAATCTGCATTAAAAAATGGATGGAAATTTTTAGCCAACTCATGATCTTTAGCGCACACAAAAACTTTTGGCGCTGAAACGTAAGGGTTTTTAGATTTTTCGTTTACTATTTTAACCACATCATTCAATTTATAGCCCTTTAAATTTTCTGGATTACCATTTTTACCATATTTGCTCCATTCTGGAATATCAGATATGCCATTAGAATACAGTCCCGGATCTACGCGACCCTCACTATCCTTCGAGAAGTTTGAGGTCAATGATTTACTTGAGCCTGTTTCAATAGGTAAACCTTTGTAACCGCAACCTATTTTACATCTATAAGTCCAATTACAATATCTAGATAAAATAACTCTAGCCGGAACCATAGAATCTTCTATCTCAAGCACAGAAGTTAATTCAAACTCTATAACAGAATTTTGCTCTCCAACTTTTTTGTTGATATAGAAAATATCATCCAAGAAGCTAGCGCCTGGATCGCTCATTCCAAAAGGATTCTTTATTAGATCATTAATATTTCTATTTAAATAATTATTATTATCTAAAAACCCTGCATAAGTTCTTTTTCTTGTTACCTTGCACCCCAAGAAATCTTTGTTCATTTTAACTATTTTAGACAACAATCCCACTGGAGAAGCTATTCTTAATGTGGGCCTAGGCATTTTGCCGTCAGATTTATTTTCAAAGCCGGAAGCTTCTATGGGCAATGGCTGATACGCATTACCTTTCCAATAAATAGGGTTAGTTCCATTTTGCATTGAAGAAAATCTATATATAGGCTCAGAATTAGGAGAGGTATCCAATAAAGACTCAAATTCCTCAAAAATATATTGAAGATTACTAAAATCTATTTCAAACAATTCTACCACAACATCTGGCATAATAGATACCATTTGTCTATTTAAATTTATTTCAGAGGAACCCATTATATATTGATAGTAATTAAGCCTTGTAAATTTTCTACAGATCCGTTATTATATACGACATTAAATGAATTTGTGTAAAAATTAGCTGACCTTAAGGCTATTAACGAGTCCCCGTTTTGATTGATGATATTATTTTCATTTTGGTCTATTATATTTATAATAAATTCTTGAGATCTATACACTACATCTATATAACCTCTTTGTTTTGCGTCTAAAATTGACACCTTATTTTTCTTGAAAAACTCAACCCCAATAATATAATCTGCATAAGAAGATCCTCCCAGGAAGGAAGACGTTATAAGCCCATCATTTCTTTGCCTGAAATGATTTACTCTATTAGCTCCAACTTTTTCATCAGAAAATGTGCCATCGCCATTATCTACAAGAGTCTTGAAAGATATTCCACCCTCATCTCCATTTGTAAAAAATTTGCTCAGCTTAATATATTTTCCGTTGAGACCAAAAGGTAAATCAGGAGAAGAAGGTAACTGTATAATATAATCTTCGTTAGTTAAGTCATTCTGAATAATCAGGGGAACTTCATCTTCTTCTTGACCAAGGATTTCGAATAGTAATTTTTCGTGTTGATCTATTATAATTGAAGACAAAGTAATTGGGGAAACCCCTTTGTTTTCAAAAAATATCCTACGTCTATGATCTCTATTCCTACTACTAGCGTCATTTCCTATAGAAAACGTTACTGGAGAAGAGAAATTTAACTCTGGTGGGTCAACTGGAGAATCATTAAATCGATTATCTATTTTTTCTGAAGAGAAATTAAACGGAACCTGCTTAAATACAGCGGTTATAGTATGAGAATTCTTATAAACATAAGTATGATTCCATGATTCGCACACAAAATTTAATTTCCTATCATATGGAGCAGGCGGAGAGTATATAAAAGGAATAAACCCGAGATGATCTTCCAAGAAATGAAGTATAGCATAAGCTTCGGAATCATCTCTTGATTTAAAAGATAAATTTAGCTCCAAAAGACTTTCGTTAATTCCATCTTTGTAAAATTGAGAATAACCGTTTGTTGCAGATATTTCTGATAAATTAAATTTTTGATTAACATCTAAACCAATAGAAGGCTTCCATATAAATTCCCTTGACCACGTATTTGTGTTTATATCTCTAAATTTTAAAAGATCATCGTCATCTCTATATTCTTCCACCGGAGGAGTATTAGCTATCGGAAAGTTGGATATGTTATAATAATACTTATGATTACCTGTTGAGAAAACAACGTCATTATATTCATAGTATTCAGATTGATCATATTCATCAGCCCTTCTCACAAATAAGCCTTCTGATTTATTCAATATAGATGTATTAAAATTTCTCAAAGTCAAGGACAAATCATTACTATTCTCGAAATTCATTTTATGATCAATCCCTCCACATATAAATCTTGTCGTTTGAGCATTTAAAGAGTCATAGGGGTGAAAAGTTGAACCTCCATCCCACCTAAAACCTGATATTCCCTGAGAATATTTCAGGAAATCTGAAGGAGCATCCTTTTCTAATTGACCTTGATGATTCTCTATAAAATGAACGATAGCGTTAGCCTCTTTATTTGTTCGATTTTTAAAATTTAATTTAGCTTCAAAACCAAGAGCATTAATAGACTTAGGGCTTCTATGGGTATATCCGTTAGAATATTCAATCATATTGTTTTCTACCTTATATGAAGCTGTTGACCCATAATCTGCATCAAAGAAAAACACATCCGAAGCCCAGACATCTGGACTGTCAGAAGGAAACGAGTCAGTAATAGTTATATACAGTTCATTTGAAGACTTATGTTCGTAATTCCTAATGTAGGTAGAGTCATTTATACCTTGAATTAATATCCTAGCCCTATAATCTTCTGTACTTGTTGGAACCGAAACTTCAGGATCTTCTGGTAAATTTACCTCAGGAACCTTAGACTCACTTGTTTCGTATACTGCCCTGGGCTTATTATCAGATTGTAACGTGTTAGTTATTTTATACCATTTAGATTCGGAAAAATTATATACCCCTATAGATTCAGATTCGAGTTTAGATGTTTGCGAAGATGCCCCGGGATATCTTTGCCAAAAAGTCCACCCTAGATTTCCGAAATCAGACTTACCCTCAGATATCATAAATGCTAGACCCCTTCTCGCCAAACTATCATTAGTATAAAACCACGTTGGATTAGAATCGTCCAAAATATTAACCTGAGACAAGTAAAAACATATTTCTCTACTTGACCCATGCAATGTAGAAAATTGAACTTTACCCAAACTTTCGTGATCAATTTGGATATCATCTATAGGTAAAGGAGTAGTTAAAGAGCTAGATGGATCACTATCGTATAAAAATCTACCAAAACCTTCTTTATCTAAACCTTCAGGGAATTGAGGGTGAGAAGATCCATTGCTTGATTGGTAATTCTGCCATTGAGAAGATACAGAATCAAAAGAGTCCACCCATCTTACAAAATTTCTTCCATACCAATAAAAGTTATTTTTAACAATATTATCAGAACCAGCGTCATCGCTATCAAAGAACCAAGAGTTAGTAAAGTAATTAAGTCCGTTATTAATATCAGCTTCATTTCCGCCTAAAATCTGATTTAAACTTAAATCTGATTTAATTCTTACATCGTAATTAGTATCAATACCTTGAATGATATATTGACCATCAGAACCATTTTCCGAACCCTGCAAATCTATGGTTTGACCAATCTTAAAAGTATTACTAATTGTATCTAGTTGATTATATTCATCGATAATACTATTGGTAGGCCTACCATCAATTTTAATAGATTGATTTTCATCAGGATACAAAGAAAATCTATTAGACCCTTCTATAGTTGCTCCACCACCCAGAACATTATCTTTTTTTGCATAATAAAACAATCCGTCCCCAGTATTATAAACAAAATCAAATTTTTCATAAACTGCATTTTGATCAAAGACTCCGCTATAGTTACTAATATGGCTTTGTTGTTGATTATAAAAATGTTGATATAATGAAGTCATTATTTAATAATCTCTGTTATTGTTATTTGCGAGGAAGATCGACCCCCTTCTTCCATAGATATAGATTGCCCTTGTATTTTTCCATCTACAGAAAATTTAGCTAACTTATTTCCGTTTAAACCATACAAATAAGCAGATATTCTAGAATTAGCTATATTATCAACAGTATTCAGTCCCTGATAATCTCCAAATATATTCATATCATCAATCATTTCATTAGCAGTGACAGACATTTCAGACTCTATTTTTTCTATTGAAACTCTGTGAGGAACAGGTCCGTCAGAATCCGTCATGATATAACTGCTTTCGTTTTCTCTTATTTTGTGACTTTCTTTTCTTTCAATTTTTGCAGCATACTTTAATGAAGAAATCTCGAATTGGCCACCAATTAAGTTATCTGCATCTATACTTGAGATCTTTACGTTCCCAAAAGATTTAATAGAATGAGCGAAATCAACAATATTTTTCCTAAACCTTCTACCAACAGACCTTCTAATAGTTCCATATATATCATATTCGGCAGAGGCAGATATAACAGAAAAAGGAGTCATTGAAAAAGAAAAAGACTTTAAGTACATATTATTAAATGAATATCTTCCTACCTCATTATTATGTATAGGATCTTCAGACATTCCAGCTTTAATATCAAAAAGCCGATCAATAGAATTAGCAGCCCCATCTTGAGCAAATGTTTCTGCTGATATATAAAAAGTGATAGATAGAGAACCTTTTAATCCGCCACTAGGAGAATATTTCAAAAACTCTGTTTTAGCGCCTGCGATAGATAAATCAAGATCTCCATAAACTCTTTCCGCTTCTAATGATGGGCGAATAGATAAAGATGCACTACTAACCATAATATTTTGACCATTTAACGTGATCTTTCCGTCTTCAAATCTTAAAAAAGGATTTTTCATGATACTGGATTATGATAGGTGTCATAACCTTTATATGTTAAAGATATAGACATTTCGCCTTCTACAGAAGAATTAATAGATTCCCCTATAAGCCTAATATTATTGCCAGTAAAAGAATTAATAACTACATCCCTCTGAGAGTCTCTTAATTCTATTTCTATACTGCTCTTTGGAGCAGATTGAATACGATCTTTAATTTCTCTTATTTCATACTCATCTGCGATCATTGTAAAATTAATGTTAGTCTCAATAGGGTATTGAGTTTCTACCTGAACTGGCTCTAGGTTCTTATAAGTTGGCTCATTATTAACAGTCCAATCCTCATCATCTCCTTTTGGTAGTGCATATATAGGATTCAAGCTTAGTGACCTACTATAACTAAAGTCGCTGATAGCATCAACCTCGAAATCACTAACCTTTAGTTTTATCGTTGACTGATCAGTAAAACTAATATCAGGATGTTCTTTGTATGCAATTTCTGATAAATTATAAGGTACAATTTCAAAGGCGTCTTGACCTAACCCTAAGATAGTATTACCCTCAATAGTTCTTGATTTTGGATATAAACTTGAATACAGAGCATCGTGAATAGACAATTCTTTTTTAAAAAAATAATCATAAAGATTAGGTCTACCATCAATTAAAATTTGGCCAAAGTTATCAGTATAAAATACTTGATCCCCATTAAAATATTCCATATGATCTTCTTTTAAAACATAAGATACAGTTTTCATTACATTTTTACCAAGCTCTCCATATACAGTAATATCAGTCTGTATCTCAGGAATTTGTCCTACAGAACAAGATATAGAATAATTATTTACCCTACCTTTCTTAAAGCCGAATCCCTTTCGATTATTATCGTATAAAATAACACCATTAATATCATCTTCATCAAATGAATACTTACCTAAAGCGTTTGTTTCCAATAAAGGATCAAGACTCACCATTTGACGTGATATAGAAAAATTACCTTCTAACGGCCTCTGAATTAAAGCATCTATAAAACCTACACCAGCTACCTTAATCGCTTTTTCGCTTATTCCGTAATTTCCATCGATACTAGTAACACCAGATAAGGCGCAACCATTAACAACAATAGTTTGTTCGTAATTAGAGTAACTCATCCTACTTAGTATCCTGCAGTAACCCTCCAGGTTTTTGCTCCTCAACGATAACAGATAAAACTTGCATTTTTATTTTTTCAGTAAACTCCTTCATTCTTTCTCTTTGATCCTTGGAGTCGCCATCCCCATCCTGAGATTGCTCTTCTGATTTCTTACCTGATTTATCGAGGTTTAAAGTTATATTAATATTATTAGTAGATGACGAAGAACTATCCCGAGATCCACTTGAGCCATCCCCGACCAATCCGCCATCATAAAATTTACCAGCATTTATTTTATCTAATAAAGGCTTACCCATTTGCCTAACAGAATTAGCTTTTATGACATATTCTCCTTCGCTAAGCATAGCTGGAATTTGGTCGATCCCAGATTTGCCAGAGATGAAGCCGCCGCTGGCGTATTTATTTATTTTTCCTCCGGAATAAAAACCGTCAGGTAAAATCGATATTGGAAAACCATGAATATCCTTACCAAAGCTCGTTCCTGCCGGAACATCGGTCCCTGATTTATATAATGGATTACCGGAGGTATAGCCTAATTGACGCCCAAGTTCATTCACATTACCAAATTCATCGGTTACAGAACCAAGATTTTCTCCAACATTACTACCTCCAAATAATCCCCCTTCAAATGCGGCGTTTATCCCAAAACTCAATCCAGCAGATAATGCAGTGCTTAATAGTTGATTTTTGAGAGCCTTCTTTTTCATTTTTTTCTGTAAAGCCTCCATTTTCCGCTTCTTTTCTTCTCGTAAAATCTCATTCATAGAATCAACGTCTTCTTGAATCGCGACGCTTTCTGCTTGGCCACTATAGAAGAATCCAGACATCGGCATGCTTTGATAAGCTCTGCCAGACTCTACACCTTTACCAGGACCAAAATTTGCAGCTAATGCAGACCCAGGAGCAGGGCCTCCCGCGGAAAATCTTTTTACTGCCCCCACTCCGTAACTACCAAAACCGTATTTTTTATAGCTTGTATCTATCGGTTTATTTTTTATAAAATCAGGCAATAAATAATTAGGGCTACCTTTCTGCCGCCACTGACTAGGTGCGGCATAATTAAAAGGGTTCGCTTTAGGATTATTTATTTTATCCGTTAAGTAATTATATTTAGCTTCAATTTTTGGGATCTCAAGAGAAGTTCTGGCATTTCTAATTTCCAAGTCTTTTTGTTTAACTAAAGACTTTCTTGTTTCTTCAAAAATATTAGCATTTTTATTCACAGGAAAGTCGGGTAAAGAAGCGGAGCCTGTTTTAATTGGCGAACTAAAAGCCTCTGCCAAGCCGATCTGAGAGCCTGACTTAATTGGCGAACTAAAAGCTTCGGCTAAACTAGTTTTTTTAATTGTTGATTGTTGTAAGTTTTTTAATTGAGCTTTTTGATATTCTTGCTGGAAAAGTTTCATATTCTTTTCGTTTTGAAAGAAATCCATCATACGATCCTTAAAACTTCTTGGAGGAAGAACGCTAAACTGAGGTTGAGGAGAGAAAAAGCTTTCTAATGAATTTACTGATCCTCCAGAATTATATTTTGGAACCTTACCTCTGGCATTTATTTGATGCATAAAATTAGAGCCGTATTTATTAACCGCCCTTCTATTCATGACATATTCTCCATTAGAAACCATAGCGGGAACACCTCCTCCATTAGAGTAATTTCTAACATTCCCTCCTGAAGATAAGCCTATTGCGCCTACAACTGTATTAGCTGCGGAAGTTAAAAACGCGCCTTGCATAGCTTGCAAAAATCCCATAGCGACACCTTGCAGCGCATCACCTAAATCTTTACTGCTATCTATCGCTGCATCCATGGCGGTCACAAGTCCATCACGAAAATGAGTTGCGGTTATTGTACCCAATTGGTAATCTAATCTGCTAGCATCATCCAACATTTTATCAGATGCGTCAGTGAAACCACCAGAAAAAGATGCTTCATGCTTAATTTGTTCTGCAGCTATTTGTTTTTCTAGAGAAAGCTGTTTTATTTTTTGATCAACAATAACATCATTTGTTGCCCTGATTTGCTCACTTCGGTCTCGGCTTTTTTTAAGTTCTTCAGTTAATTTTCTCTGCACCCCCTCTTTT